ACTTACGACACAGATTGGTGAGGTGATTTTTGGATTTTGATATGTTTGGCAGTATGCTTTCTGCATTACAAGGCATGTTTGCTTTTGAAATGATGATGTATCTCTTCGCGGGGGTAATATGTGGTTTAGTTCTTGGTGTAATTCCCGGTCTTGGTGGTCTTACTGGTCTATCCCTATTACTCCCCCTTGCTTTTACAATGGAGCCTATGGTATCCTTTGTGTTCATTATGGGGTTGTATGCTATTACCACAACCTCAGATACTATTCCTGCCGTTCTATTTGGTGTGCCGGGAACTATTGGTTCTGCTGCTACTGTTATGGATGGATATCCTATGTCTAAACGTGGAGAAGCGGGGAGAGCATTAGGTGCAGCATTCACTGCATCTGCTATCGGTGGTATCTTCGGAGCAATGCTTTTAGCATTCAGTGTTCCTATTCTTCGCCCAGTTGTTATTCAAATTGCATCCCCACAGATGCTTGCTATTTGTATATTTGGGCTATCCTTAGTATCAGTATTATCTAGTGGTAATACTCTTAAAGGTCTTGCTATTGCCTGTATAGGCGTGGTTCTCGCTACCGTGGGAGAGGATGTACACTCAGGCACCTTCAGATGGACGTGGGGTTCTCTATATCTTTATGACGGTCTTCCTATCGTTCCTGTTGCGTTGGGGTTATTTGCTCTACCTGAGATGGTTGATCTATTACGGTCAGGACAAAGCGTGTCTAGAAATACAAATAATCTGAGAAGGGGTCAGTGGGTTGGTGTAAAAGATACTCTTCAAAACTGGTTCTTAGTTCTACGTTGTTCTGCTATAGGCTCAACTCTAGGGTCTATTCCCGGCATTGGTAGTGCTATTATTGATTGGGTTGCATATGCACACGTTAAACGAACTACTAAGGGAGATTTTGGTAACGGTGATGTGCGTGGTGTTATTGCTCCAGAGGCAGCAAATAATGCCAAAGAAGGTGGGGCGCTAATCCCTACAATAACCGTTGGTGTGCCGGGTTCTGTTGGTATGATACTTGTTATGAGTGTATTAGTGATGCATGGTTACTACCCCGGTCCTGATATGCTAGGGGAGAATATCAATGTAACTTACACTCTAGTGTGGGCATTGACACTTGCTAATATCATAGGGGCGGCAATATGCTTTGGTTTCGCAGGACAACTGGCAAAATTAACGCTGGTTAGACCTATCTTTCTGGTCCCATGTATCATTGTCTTTTGTTGTATCGGAGCATACCAAGCAACTGAATCGTATCATGATATAACAGTTATGGTAGTAGCAGGAGCATTCGGGTGGATTATGAAACAACTGGGATGGTCAAGACCTTGTTTAATCCTTGGATTTGTGCTTGGGTCTTATATTGAAAGATATATGTTTATATCCTATGAGCGATATGGTTGGGAGTGGTTGTATTCACCAATAGTAGCGGGTATTTTACTGGTCACTCTATATGGTATAATAGCACCATTCTTTAAAAACAAAAGGAAAGGCGGGCACTCAGAGCGGGCAAATATTCCAGATATGATATTTACTATAGTATTAACTCTAATGTGTATTCTTATATTCTTACATAGCACTACTATGCCATTCTCTGCTGGTATCGTTCCCGGCATCATGGGAGGATTTGCCATGCTATTTCTTACATGCATTGTAGTATGGCAGAATTATAAATATCGTTTAGATAAACTCAATTAAATCGTGTTCCATTTTGATAAAACAATTAGAACACAGGATAGTTGATTCATTGATTAGTGTAAATACTTCTGACCTAGACTTGTCATTCGTTCCTACACGTTTAGTTATTTTTCTAATCTCTGCATCATGTGGATGGAATTTGAGACATGCGGTTTCACTTTCACCACAATGAGCGCAAGATTTCTCTGCAAGGTGTTCATTAAGTAATATGATCCTCTTGCGATAGTTTCGCCGTGAGACTTTTTTGATTGTTTCTTTATACTTTTCATAATGCTCATTCATGAAACTATTTATATGATATAACACATCTAAAAACGCTTGTTGTAAAGCAGCGTTTTTATAAATATCTTTATAACAACAACAACTCTTTATTCGGAGGAGTAAAACATGTCATTTTTAGTTTCACCCGGCGTACATGTTAGAGAAATTGATCTAACTAATGTAATCCCTGCCGTTTCAACAAGTATAGGGGCAATTGCGGGACCGTTCCGTAAGGGTCCAGTTAGTGAAGTTGTAAATATTTCTTCGGAAGAAGAACTTATTACAACATTTGGTAAACCAAATAATAGTAATTTCGAGTGGTGGTTCACTGCTGCAAACTTCTTGCAGTATGGAGACGCACTCAAAGTCGTTAGAACAGAAAGCGGCTTGACAAACGCTGCTTCTTCTGGTAATGACGCATTAGTTTCAGTTACAGTTGCTACGGCAAGTGCTGGTTCTACTAGTTTCCCAACAGCATCGATTAGTTCTGGTGGTGACTTTGACACACAAGCGGTGCTTGGTGCGGTTACTGCTGGCGTGTTTTCTGTTGCGATTGCTGCTGGTGGTTCCGGTTACACTGCCAATGATGTTGTAACACTCAACCTTGGCACAGGAACAGAAGCAACATTTACAGTTACTGCTGTTGACGGTGGTGCTGTTACAGCAGTTTCGATTGCTACAGCGGGTGCTTACACTGCAATAGACAGTGATGTTCTGGCAGTAGCAACGGTGGGTGGAAACGCTGATTTTACAGTTAATGTTACACTATCGGTTAGTTCAGTAGCAGTTACCACTGCTGGTGACGGTTATGGTTCTGCACCAACAATTACTCTTGCTGGAACAAGTCTTACTCAGACTGCTACAGCAGAAATGGGAACAGGTATTCTTATTCGTAACGACACTCATTACGAATCAGATTATGCTGATGGTCAGGCATCTGGTAGAGGTTCTTGGGTAGCACGTTCTGCTGGTAAGTGGGGAAACGGTGTTGCCGTTTCAATTTGCCCAAGTGCTGCTGCTTATTCTGAAACAGCAACATCATTGGTTGATGACGTTGCTGCTAATGCTGGTGACACAACAATTACAGTTGACAGCGGGTCAGAGTTTAATGTTGGTGATATTGTTCACTTCCAAGAGGCAGATGGCTCAGAGTATGAGGTTGTGACAATTGCAACAAACTTGCTAACAATTCGTTTTCGAGATGACCCGCTTAGTGCTGGTCTTCAGTCTGCAATTGCTGACAATACGGCAATTCGGCGGCGTTGGAGGTTCTACGACTTATTTGATGCTGCCCCCGGCACATCAACTTTTGCCGCAGACAAGAATGTTGCTAATGACGAACTTCATATTGTTGTATATGACCAGAACGGTATTCTTACAGGGTATGATAACGATGTTGCTGGCTCTCGTACATTGTCAGTGTTGGAAACTTTTACAAATCTTTCGAAAAATCCTAGTGCAACTTCACCACAGGGTGGTAATGTTTACTATCCTGATGTAATTTTCCGTCAATCTTCGTATGTTTACTGGGTGGATCACCCATCTGCCGGAACAAACTGGGGGGGAGCTATTCCTTCTGGCGCTACTTATGCTGGTATTAATGACCCAGTTACAGAATCTATGGGTGGTGGAACAGATGATTATGCTGTTACTGCTGGAGAAATTAATCTTGCTTATGACTTGTTTGCTGACACAGAAACACTGGATATTAACCTTATTCTTGGTGGTCCCGGTGGTGGTTCTGGAGATAGTGCTTCATTACAGGATACACATGCAACAATGTTAACAGACCTTGTTGAAAAACGCAGAGACTGTGTTGCATTTTTGTCTCCATACCGTAGTGCAACTGTTGGTGTTACATCAATTATTACACAGACAAGTAATGTTGTGGCTGCATTTGATGCTTGCCCCTCATCGTCTTATGTTGTGTTTGACAGCGGTTACAAGTACATTTATGACAAATACAACGATGTATATCGTTATGTTCCTATGAATGGTGATACTGCTGGTCTTTGTGCTTATACCGACAGTGTATCTGACCCTTGGTATTCACCAGCGGGTTACAATCGTGGCAATGTTCGTGGTGCTATTAAACTTTCTTATAATCCAATGAAGGCACATCGTGACCAACTTTATCGGGCACGGATTAATCCAGTGTGTGATTTCCCCGGTCAGGGCGTTGTTCTCTTTGGTGATAAGACTGCACTTGCAAAACCAAGCGCATTTGACCGCATTAACGTGCGCCGATTGTTCTTGGTTCTTGAGAAGGCAATTGCCACTGCTGCTAAGTATATGCTCTTTGAGTTCAACGATGAGTTCACACGGGCACAATTCCGTAACATGGTAGAACCTTTCTTGCGAGATGTGCAGGGTCGAAGAGGTATCACCGATTTTGTTGTTAAGTGTGATGCGACAAACAATACGGGAGAGGTTATTGATCGAAACGAGTTTATTGGAGACATCTTCATTAAACCAGCAAGGTCCATTAACTTTATCACCCTTAACTTTATCGCTGTGCGAACAGGTGTGGCGTTTAGCGAGGTAGGAGGTTAATCATGGCTAATATAGATGACTTTAAAGCAAATCTACTTGGTGGTGGTGCCAGAGCGAATCAGTTTCGTGTAACTGTCACCCCACCCCCCGGCATTGCAATCGGGTTGGACGTTCGGAGAGCATCCTTCCTTTGTCGTGCTTCAAATCTTCCTGCACTATCAATTGCAGAAATTGCGGTTCCTTTTCGGGGTCGTAATATCTACATTGCTGGTGACCGGACGTTTGAAGAAACTTGGACTACAACCTTTATGAACGATACTGACTTTATGGTCCGTAACGCGATGGAAGCATGGTCTAACGGCATCAACGATCTCGCCAACAACACAGGTGTGGTTGCTCCTTCTGATTATCAGTCTGATTTGACTGTTGAACAGTTGGATAGGGATGATACAGTTCTGAAAACATATATTTTCAGAAGTGCTTTCCCACTAACCATTGCTGCTATCGAACTTACATCTGAAAATGCAGATGCTATTGAAGAGTTTGAAGTAACTTGGAGATATCAGCATTTCGAAGCATCTGGCGTAAACTTCTAATTTAAACCTACTAAATAGAGGGTAGGAGATATTAGACATTATGGCAGAACTTTTCGGATTTAGTATTCAACGTGCGTCTAAGGGAGAAGGGAGTAGTGGACCAACATTCACTACTCCTACTCCTGATGATGGAACTCATGAGATTGCTGGTGGCGGTTTCTTTAGTCAAGTATTGGATACAGACGGCAGAGAGCGCACTGAATTAGATTTAATTCGGCGTTATCGTGACATTGCGTTTCAACCAGAGTGTGACGCAGCAATTGAAGATATTGTAAATGAGGGTATCGTTGCTAATCAAAGAGATGTAGCAGTTATGATTACTCTCGACAGATTAGAATACTCAGAAAAAGTTAAAAATAAGATACGCGAAGAATTCAATGAAGTTCTTCGTTTGCTTGAGTTTGAGACAAAGGGTCATGATATATTCCGTAGATGGTATATTGATGGTCGTATTTTTTATCATAAGGTAATTGACGCGAAGAACCCTCGTAAGGGTATTGCAGAACTTAGAAATATTGACCCTATCAAGATTAAAAAAGTTAGGGAAGTTAAGAAAGACAAAGACCCTAAAACTGGTGTTGATATGATTCGAAATATCGATGATTATTATATATATCAGGAAAAGGGTTTGAATGCTGCTGGACAAGGTGGTGCTGGTACAGGATTGAAAATTTCTGCCGATTCCATTGCATATTGTCCATCAGGTATTATTGACCAAGGAAAGGGTCATGTTCTTTCATATCTACACAAAGCAATTAAACCTGTTAACCAACTGAGGATGATTGAAGACGCGCTGGTTATCTATCGTATTTCACGGGCACCAGAGCGTAGGATTTTCTATATTGATGTTGGTAATCTGCCTAAGATTAAAGCAGAGCAATATCTAAAAGACGTAATGAATCGCTATCGTAATAAATTGGTTTACGATGCTTCCACAGGGGAAATTCGGGATGACCGAAATCATATGTCGATGCTTGAAGACTTTTGGTTGCCTCGCCGTGAAGGTGGTCGGGGCACCGAAATTAGCACACTTCCCGGCGGTACTAATCTGGGGGAAATAGATGATATCGTATACTTCCAACGAAGGTTATATCGTTCACTTAACGTGCCGATTTCACGACTTGAATCTGAAAACGGGTTCAGTCTTGGACGGGCAACAGAAGTTACAAGGGATGAACTTAAATTTACCAAGTTCGTACAACGTATTCGTAAAAAATTCACCCCCCTATTCACTGACTTGCTCAAAACTCAACTACTCCTAAAAGGTATTATTGCTCCAGATGATTGGGCAAATATGCAGGAGCATATTCAGTATGACTTCCTAGAAGATGGTCATTTTGCTGAATTGAAGGAAGCAGAACTTCTGAATGACCGTATCCAGACTCTTGATAGCATTCAATCTTATATCGGTACATTCTTTAGTAAAGAATATGTGTTAAAGAATGTTCTTCATCTTAATGATGGAGAAATTTCTGAGATGCAAGACCAGATTAAGAAAGAAAACGAAACAGATGTTGAAGATGGCGGCATTGAGGTTCCAGATGGTGGCGATGGTGTTACCCGTTATCCACAGGATGGTGATGGGGGAGTAATTGAACCAGAAAGTATGCCTGATTATGAAGACCCAGAGCATGATGGCAAACCTGATGATGACCAAAAATTTAGCAAACCTAAAGAGCCTAAAGGAGAAGATGATGAGTAGAGAATTTGTAGATGCACTTGCATCAGGAAATAATATTGAAGCAGAGCAATCATTTAATAATGCTATGTCTGGTAAAGTGGGTGATGCGCTAGAGATTCGTAGGCGCGAACTTGCAAATACTTTTGTAAAATTTAAGGATAAGGAAGCAGACGTAAATGGTTCGGATTGAGGAAATCTATAAATCTACAGTTGTAGAAAAGGATGAGCATAAGCGCACAAAGGAATATAAGCGGTTATCGCCTAAAATGAAGAGTGCCATTGATGAAATATTTCGTCTAATGGATGCTAAACCTTCGGATTTCCTAAATAGTTTCGAGAGTACTATAAATAGTGTATCTAAGAAATATAAAGTCCCAGAGAAGGAACTTCTTTCATATTTCGAAAGAGAAATGTTGGCAATCTAGGAGTAAGGCATGGCATATCAGTTACTAAGACACGTTGGAAATATTACACAAGCAGATAACGCAGCGGCGCTGCTTGATTTGCTGTATCTTTCCCCCGGTGCCTGTTTCCGTATCAGTGAATTTGGCGGTGAGGCTGGCTTCTTCCTTTTAAGTAATGAAGGAACAACAGTTACCGCAACTAATGGTACTTTTATTGGTGCCAACGCAACATTATTCGTTATCCCTGATATTCGCCCAAAATCAGCAGCATTATCATCTGCAACAAATGCAAACCCCGGTGTTCTTACATTTCAGGGTGGACACAGTTTTCTAGTAGGAGAGAATATTTCCCTCTTTGGTTCTGCTTCCGGTTGGAATACACTTATTACCACTGCTAATGTTGCTGCACGAACAGATAATACTATCACGACAGATAAAGACTCGTCAGCTACGGGCGCGATTGGTACAACTGCGAATCAAACTGTTCGTACAAACTTCCGTCTTTCCCATATAAACCAAACTGCTGGTTCTAACTCGAAGATTTATGTCGAAGAAGTTGCTCCTGCTGGTCTGGTAGTGGGGAACTAATATGTCAATAAAACTATTCTCAGAAGCAGTAGACCTTGATGTAGAGTATATCACCGAAGCAAAAGAAAACGGAAAGAAAAACTACAAAATTCGTGGCGTTTTCATGCAAGCAGACATAAAAAACCGCAATGGTCGCGTCTATCCTATGGAAATACTCCAGAAGGAAGTACAGAAATACAACAAGAATTTTATTAAAGAGAATCGTGCGTATGGTGAACTTGGACATCCAGACGGTCCTACCGTCAATTTGGAGCGAGTTTCGCATTTGATCACGTCATTGGAACCCGATGGAAAGAATTTTATTGGGGAAGCAAAGATTATGGGAACCCCTATGGGTGAGATTGTGAAAAGTCTTATGGATGAAGGTGCAAAACTGGGCGTTTCTTCACGAGGAATGGGTAGTTTACAACAAAAAGGTGGAGCAAACTATGTAAGCGATGACTTCTATCTCGCAACAGCAGCAGACATCGTTGCTGATCCATCTGCCCCCAATGCTTTTGTAGAAGGTATTATGGAGGGTAAGGAGTGGGTATGGAACAATGGGGCGCTTATTGAAGCGGAACTTGTTCATCTAAAAAAGGAATTTGATGTTAAGCAACGTCAGCGTAACGCAACAAAAGAAGCACTGGCATTTGCAAAGTTTCTTAAAAGACTTTAATTTATAAATAATCAACAGAACTAGGTAAGGAGACACCCCTATGGAACTAGAACAGACAATTGAAGAGTTGGAAGCGGAAGTGCTTCGAGAACTCGAAGAGGCAAGTGACCCCCAAACAAAGGGTGCCGCTCCTGCCGAAGGAAAGAAAAAGATTAACGGTAAAACCCCCGGTGGAGAAGTCCAAGACGGTGGTGCTGCTGTAGTTGATCCCGATGCAAAGTCTTCGCCAACAGATGTTGCCGCGAAGGGTGCTAAAGAAGTCGGCGGTGACGCACAGCAGAAGGGTGAAGGTTCGCCCGATAAGATTAAAAAGATTAAGAAAGTCGCTGAAGCATCTGATGACGATGAAGAAGATGAAGATGATGACGAAAAAGAAATCGAAGAGGGTGAACTTCCCCCTGCTTTGAAGAAAGCAATTGCGAAGAAAAATGGCAAGTCTGACGATGACGAAGAAGAAGTCGAAGAGGCAGCAGAACCCGCACCTAAAATGACCAAAATGGAGATGCAGAATAATCTCATGGCGGGAATGAAGAAGATGAAAAAGGGCGAGATGGAAGGTCTTTATGCCGCATTCATGAAGAATGGCGAACATGATGATGAAGAAGGTGACGAAGAAGAAGTCGCTGAAGCCCGTCTTGCTAAAGCAAAAGTCGAAGAGCATATCAAGTCGATTAGCGTTGAAGAAGACGTTGCCGCTTTGGTTGATGGCGAAGAGTTGTCCGAAGAGTTTAAAGCAAAGGCAGCAACCATCTTTGAAGCAGCAGTAAAGAGCAAGACCCGTGATGAAGTTATTCGTATTCATAGTGACCTCACGGAAGAATTTGCAAGTAAGGTCGAGGCAGTTGCCGAAAGCCTTTCTGACAAAGTAGATACCTATCTCAACTACGTTGTAGAGGAATGGACTAAAGAGAACGAGTTGGCAATTGAGCGCGGTTTGAAGGGCGAAATTGCAGAAGACTTTATCTCTGGACTGAAACAGTTGTTTGAAGATCACTATATTGACGTGCCGGACGAAAAGTACGATGTACTTGAGGCACAGTCTGATAAAATTTCTGAACTAGAAGAAAAAATTAATTCTGTTATGGAAGCAAATGTTGCTCTTAAACAGAGCAATGGCGAACTAGTTCGTGAAAGTGTCATTTCCGAGATTTCCGAAGATTTGGCAGATACAGAAATTGAGAAGTTCAAGTCTCTCACGGAAGATGTTGACTTTGTAAATGAAGAGTCCTTCAAAGCAAAACTCAACACCTTAAAGGAAAGTTATTTCCCCAAGACAGTAGTTGAACAGAAATTTGATGATGAAAATGGTGGCACCGCACAGGACATTGATACGACTGAAGCTATGGGCGCTTACATGTCGGCAATTAGTCGTAATCAGCAACGTGCCCAATAATATTATTAACAGATGTAACTAATAAAGGAGAAACAAATGTTTCAGACAGAACATCTACAAGAAAAGTGGTCACCCGTCCTAGAACACCCCGATCTACCACGGATTGAGGATTCATATAAGCGGGCAGTCACGACAGTCATCCTAGAAAACCAAGAGAAGGCAATGCGCGAAGACCGTGGTTTCCTTTCAGAAGCATCGCCAATCAACAGCACTGGTGGTTCGATTGATAATTGGGACCCAATTCTAATTTCGCTCGTTCGCCGTGCCATGCCAAACCTCATTGCTTATGATGTTTGTGGTGTGCAACCAATGACAGGTCCAACTGGACTTATCTTTGCAATGCGTTCCTCGTTCCTTTCTTCCGATGGTGCAGAAGCACTATTTGACGAAACAATGCCGGGTAATCAGGGTTCTTCTAATCAGAACTCTGGTGGTGATATTGGCGGTGGCGATGTTGCTACTTCCCAGACCAATCCTGCTGTTCTTAACGATGGCTCACCGGGTGCTTATGTAAGTGCCACAGGTATGACAACAGCACAGGGAGAAGCACTTGGTGATTCTTCTGACAACAACTTTGGCGAAATGGCGTTCTCGATTGAGAAGTCTACGGTTACTGCCGTTTCTCGCGCACTCAAAGCAGAGTACACGATGGAGCTTGCACAAGACTTGAAGGCAATTCATGGTCTTGACGCCGAGACAGAACTCAGCAACATTCTTTCTACAGAAATCCTTGCTGAAATCAATCGCGAAG